GGCTCGACGAAGACGACTGCGTCGCTCATTAAGATCGGGTATGAAGCCAAGCGCATCGTAGCCTCGCCGGACGGTATTCGCCGTAGCCGGGTGGCGGTCATCCGTAACACTCGTCAGATGCTCTGGGACACGACCATACCGGACTTCTTGAAGTGGTACCCCGACGGCGAGGCAGGCATACTGGAGAAGACGAACAGTAAGTTCCAGTTGAAGTTTGACGATGTTGAGTGCGAAGTCCTGTTCCGTGGACTCGACGATGCCAACGACGTGCGTAGGCTGTTGTCGTTGCAGTTGACCTTCGGCGTCATGGACGAGTTTCGTGAGATCAACCCTGACATTTACAACGCGTTGACTGGTCGTCTGGGGCGATACCCTGACAAGACGATGAACGGGGTCGGGGCTTGTGACGACAGCGGTAAGCAGATTCACAAAGTTTGGGGCGCGACTAACCCTCCAGATATGGATACGTTCTGGGAAGGAATCCTAACAGAACCGCCGCAGAATATGCACGTAACTATTCAGCCAAGCGGCTTGAGCCAAGAAGCTGACTGGGTGAAGTACCTGCCAGACGGGTACTACGAAAACTTGTGTGAAGGTAAAACTGAAGACTGGGTAGATGTGTATGTACACGGCGAGTTTGGTAAGTCGCTCAGCGGTCAGCCGGTGTTTAAGGCGTTCGACCGAGACACACATGTTGCAAAACAGCAACTAACGCACATCAAGCTGCAAACCCACCCGCTGATGATCGGGATGGACTTCGGGCTAACTCCGGCCTGTACTATTAACCAAGTAGACGCGCAGGGGCGGCTGCTGACATTTGCCGACCTAGTATCTGAGGGTATGGGTACTCTGCGGTTCTGCCGAGAGAAACTAAAACCCCTGCTGGCTAACCGATTCCCGGGTATGAACGTCCTGATTGTGGGTGACCCGGCTGGTCAGCAGCGGGCTCAGACCGACGAGCGTTCGGTATTCGATATATTGCGGGCCGAGGGTTTTCGGGTTATTTCTGCCAAGTCAAACAGTGTTGTGGCACGTATTAACGCAGTTGACAAGATGCTAACTCGTTCGGTGGATGGTAAACCTGCCCATCTAATTGATCCGTCATGTACACACCTTATTGCTGCACTACGAGGCGGATATAGGTATAAAATCCGGCAAAATGGCGAGACGGATGACAAGCCAGAGAAAAATTCGCATTCCCATATTGCAGACGCCCATCAGTACGCGTGTCTGCACGCAGACGGTAACGTAACTGGGGATTCTTGGTCGCGCAAAGCGGTTGAAGTCAAGAAAGTAGATTATGTCTGGACTTGACACGTAAACCAAAATCGTTTACACCCCCAACAAAAGATGTGACACATATGCAACTTGGCTTAAATATTACGAACAGTAACGCGCCGGGAGTAGTCTCGGCAGGCGGTCTTGTCACTATTAAGTCGCTTAAAGGGCTTCAGGACGAGGCAAAAGCCGAAGCACAGCGGGCTAATTCTCAGCCTGTAGTTCAGGCGCTCGCTGGGTATATTCGCAAAAAGTGGATGTCCGCTATGCTGGCTAAGCAGCAGACTTCTGAGATCAAGATGCTCAAGTCTGTACGGGCTCGGCGCGGGGAATATGACCCCGACAAGCTGGCTCAGCTACGTGAGCAGGGCAGCGCCACTATCTACATGATGCTGACATCGAACAAGTGTCGTGCGGCCTCTAGCTGGCTGAAAGATACTCTTGTCACAGCCGCTGAAGACAAGCCTTGGACTGTCCAGCCAAGCCCGATGCCAGACCTCCCGCCTGACCAAGTGCAGTCAATCATGCAGCAGGCACAGCAGGAAGTTGAGCAGCTTTACATGGCTGGCACGCCCCCGACAAACCAGCAGGTACGCGAGCGTCTGCTTGAGATGAAGGACATGGCGCTGTCGCACCTACAGGACATTGCCAAGCGTACGGCTGAGCGTATGGAGCTTAAGATGTCAGATCAGTTGTATGAAGGCAACTGGTCTAAGGCATTCAGCGAGTTCCTTGACGACATCACCACGTTCCCCTCGGCGATCATGAAGGGGCCAGTGGTTCGTAAGCGCCCGAAGATGAAGTGGGTTCCGGGCCCGGGCGGACAGTACAAGCTTGACGTAGTTGACGAACTCTGCCTTGAGTGGGAGCGTGTTGACCCGTTCAACCTGTATCCTGCTGCGGACATGTCGGACATTGATGATGGCGGTGCGCTCATCGAGCGACACAAACTCTCCCGTGCTGACCTGCAAGCCTTGATCGGCGTTGAGGGCTACAGCGAGCAGGCCATACGCGGAGTGCTGGAAGAATACGGCAAAGGCGGTCTGCGCGACTGGATTTACGTTGACATGAACAAGGCTGCGGCTGAGGGCAAGTCAACCATGGGTGTGCAGCAGAACCCGTCTGAGCTTATCGACGCGCTTCAGTTCTGGGGCAATGTCCAAGGGCAGTTGCTTATTGACTGGGGCTTGACCGAGGAAGAAATTCCCGACCCGCTGATGGACTACCCGATTGAGGGCTGGGTCATAGGCCACTGGGTGATTAAGGCAGCCGTAAACCCTGACCCACTGGGTCGTAAGCCGTACTACAAAGCGTCGTACGAAGAGGTGCCCGGTGCGTTCTGGGGTAACTCTGTAGCGGACTTGTGCCGGGATACGCAGGATATTTGTAACGCAGCCGCACGCTCGTTGGTTAACAACATGTCCATCTCGTCGGGCCCGCAGGTGGTTTACAACATTGACCGCTTACCGCAGGGTGAGAATATTACTCAGCTATACCCATGGAAGGTCTGGCAGGTTACGTCTGACCCGATGGCTGGCAGCGCTCCGCCTATGCAGTTCTACCAACCGAACTCGCTTGCGCAGGAGTTAATGGCTGTATATGAGAAGTTTGCCACCCTAGCAGATGAATACACAGGTATACCCCGATATATGACCGGCGATAGCCCCGCAGGCGGCGCTGGACGTACAGCTTCGGGTATGTCTATGTTGATGACCAACGCAGGTAAATCTATTAAGCAGGTTATCGCCAATATTGATAACTCAGTTATTGAGCCCGCAATTAACCGGCTGTATTTTTATAATATGCGTTATGGCACTGACCCAGATTTGAAGGGTGATGTTAATTGCCGTGCTCGCGGCGCTGCTTCTCTGGTTCAGAAAGAGCAAGCCCAAGTTCGCCAAAACCAATTCCTGCAAATTGCCCTGCAAAGTCCAGTTGTCCAGCAAGTGGTTGGTATGGAAGGTATTGCAGAATTGCTGCGGCAGTCGGCTAAAACCCTTGACCTCAACCCAGACCTTATTGTCCCCCCGGTCGAGGTTATTAAGCAACGCATGGTTAATCAGCAGCAAATGGCTCAGCAGCAACAGATGCAGGCTAACCAAGCAAATGGGCAATCTCAAGCGGGTGGGTCGGCTCCGGCCCCCGGCCCGGGTGCGCAACTTCAGAACGGCGCAGCAGTGACAAATAATTTTGCGCCGCAGGCTGGTATCCCCAGTTGACAGTGTAATTTTTTGGTATATTATCCACACAAAGGAGTTTTCTATGCAAGCAATTAACCCCAAAGAAACCCGCGCATCGGTTGGTGCAAACGGTAAGGAATATGGTCAAGAGTCTGCCAAGACTGACGGTATGTCGAAAGGCCCGGCCTCGCAAGGCGCTGGCGGCGATAGCGGCAATATCTTCGCACTTGGTAAGCGTGGCGGTGCTGAATATTCGGCTGATACTGCTAAGACCGACGGAATGTGCAAATAAGTGATTCGTGTCGATGATCGGGTAGCACGGTGTTTTTCACTGATGCGTACTCAAGACATGCAACCACTGGTAGAATACTTGAAAGCCCGTCGCCAAGAGACTCTTGAAAGACTTGGTGAGGCAACAGGTGAAGAAATGAAGAGTCGGCTGCAAGGCCGACAAATCGAACTCAAGGAAATCCTTGAGATGGTGGAACAGGGTGAAACTCTGTTTGCCAAAACCCGTAGACAGTAATCAGACCGTTAAGTCGGAGATTACAGTCAAATTTGAAACCCTAAAGTAGCAGACCGTAAGCGAATAGAAACTGACCGTAAAGTCGGAGTTTCAAAGCGTAGCCGGAGCGAAGGAGATAGAGATATGGCTTTGCCACGAGCAATTCAGCAGCAAGTTGATGACGCAGACGCGTTTGTAGCCCAGATGAACGGACAGACCGCAGAAAATGCGGAGACTATCCAGAATCCAGACCCTCAACCAGTAGCGAATGATCCGCCGCAACCAGTCTCGCAAGAGCCACAACCGAAGACGGTGTCCGAAGAAACGTGGGAACGAAAGTACCTTACGCTCAAAGGAATGTACGACGCTGAAGTGCCGCGACTGCACGCACAGACACGAGAGTTGAACCAACAAGTTCAAACCTTGATTGCTGAGAATGCTGCCGCAAAAGCCCAACAGATTAGTGCGCCATCGACAACGGGATCGACTCTTATCACTGAACAAGACAAAGAAGCATTTGGCTCTGACTTGTTGGATTTGATTGACCGTGCTGCTGAGCAGAAAGTTTCCGAAGTTCGGAACCGTAATGCTGAGTTGCTCAGTGAGATCAAAGAGTTAAAAGGTAAGCTTGGGAACGTGAGTGACCGGCAGGTGGTGTCTGACAAAGACAGATTCCTATCCAGCCTCAGCACAAAAGTTCCTGACTGGGAATCCTTGAATGTAGATTCAGGTTTCTTGGCATGGTTGGCAGAAGTAGACCCCGTATACGGACTACCACGCCAGTATGGATTGAACAATGCTTATGAAGCGTTTGATGCAGATCGAACGGCTGCAATTTTCAATCAGTACAAATCCATGGTCTCACCTAAGACCCAGCAAAAAACGCCTAGTCTTTCTAGTCAAGTAGCACCGACTCGCTCTCGTAGTACGCCTGCTCAGAGTTTAGGAACCGAAAAACGGAACTTTAGCCAAGCTGAAATTTCGCAGTTTTACGATGACTGGATGAAGAACAAGATTACAAACGATGAAGCGGTGAAGATTGAAGCTGAAATTCATGACGCCTACGCTGAAGGACGAATCAGAAAAGTCCCA